TTTTATTATTATTCAACCAATCTATAAAAAATTTCAATCGATTATTTTCATAATTGGGCAAAGGTTTCAATTTACCATTATTAAATTGCTTCAGCAAAAAACGTTGAACAGTTTTTTCCAATGATGCTAAAACATCAGGACCAATGTACTTCTGAACGCAGGCAATTCGTTTCAGATAACCACACAATACATTAAGGTTATCATGTGGGTCAGAACAAAAAGGTATATCTGGAGTAAAAGCACAGATATTGACAGCATAAGGCAACCCTGCTTTATCTACCTTGGCAATCCAACGAAATGCCAGTTTTGGTAGTCCGGGACGGATTGGGTAGTCTAGGTAGGCCTTTGCTTCTGTCATCATTGATTTTGAAGCTAATGATACAGGGAGAAGAGCAGCTCTTCTCCTGAGATAGTAACATTTACAGGGTTGTGAAAATGGTACTTAGTCAGACAGTAAAATATCATAGTCTTCAACAACAACAACCCCGTATTTCCTACATATTGACCTTCATACAAAACCATGGTCTTGGTCAACAAAGCAGTCAAATGAGTATTCACTTCATCAAATTGTTCATTGTTAATAGCAAAAATAGGACAAATTATAGGTTTCACGTGATGATTATCCTGCAAAAATTTCAAAATAATCAAAACAGCTACATCTTGCAAATTCTCTTTGTTTATTTGATATTTTTCCTTAGTATTCAAATGAGAAATAACCAAAGGCAAACACATACGTGCAAACCAATAAGACCTTTCCCCAGCTGTGGGTATATAATTCAAAGTCATACGAAATTGTGAGTAAAGTCGATTTAAATTAGCACAAATGCCAACATATGCCAAATCAAATGTGGGTCCATGGACTAACACATCTCGATATCGGTACTCAACATCAGTCTCTAAATAAGAAACAGCTCCCCGTATAGCAGTCAGAAACATCTGATTCAACACATCCAAAAGAAGATGTGGATTTTTATTTTTCATAACTTGACGAGCATACTGAAACGCTGGATATAATTCATTTTCTATCACAAGTCTATAATACTCGTTGGTCAAATCATCTAACTGGTCGGGTTTAATAACAGGTCTCAATGCCAAATTTTTTAATGATAATGGTTGGACTAATGGTGCGCTCAAAGAAACCCGGGGTCCTTCCAATTGAACCATAGGTTGCAAATTCACATCATTTAAATCCACCAGAGTAGATCCTTTCTGAACTTCCAATTGAACAGATTGA